GCGGCCCCTCGTCACTCAACGCCCGCCGACCGCCACTCAACGCCCGCCGACCGCCACTCAACGCCCCCGCCGTCTCCCCACAAACCCCCCTTGACCCCAAGCCCTCTCTCGGTCACAGTGTTGTGGTCACAACCCGAGCCGCCCAACGCGGCCCCCAGTCGTCCAACACCCGGAGTTTTTCATGAGCGTCTACGGCTACATCCGCGTCAGCACGGTCGAGCAGGCCAATGACCGCAGTTCGCTGGACGACCAGCAGCGGCGCATCACCGGCGCGGCCATGATGCGCGGGGAGACCATCACCCGCGTGTTCAGCGATCCGGGGGTCAGCGGGGGGACGCCGATCGGCCGGCGGCCGGGCGGCGCGGAGTTGATGGAGGCCCTCCAGCCGGGCGACACCGTGATCGCGGCGAAGATGGATCGTATTTTCCGCAGCGCCGAGGATGCGCTGGTCACCGCGGGTCGCCTGCAGGAGCGGCAGGTGAAGCTGGTCATCGCCGACATGGGGCCCGACCCGGTGACGGAGAACGGCGCGGCGAAGCTGTTCTTCACCATGCTCGCGGCCTTCGCCGAGTTCGAGCGCAACCGCATCGCCGAGCGCGTCACCGACGGGCGTCGCGCCAAGAGCCGCGCAGGGGGGTTCGTGGGCGGGCTGCCGCCCTACGGCTTCCGCGTGGTCGGCAGTGGTCGCGACGCCAAGCTGGTGAAGGACGAGGGTGAGCAGGAGGCGATCAAGCGCGCCCGCGAGCTTCGCGCCCAGGGCCTGCCGGTCGCCGAGGTGGCCGAGACCCTCGGTGAAGAGGGGTATTTCAGCCGCAACGGCGACGTGTTCATGCCGATGCAGGTCTACCGCATGCTGCAACCCCGGAAGGAGACCACCTGATGGCCAACCAGACGATCGAACGGCTGATCGAGAAGCTTCGGGAGAACCCAAACTCGACGAACGCCGATGTGTTCAACATGGTCGTGAAATTTCTGACCACGCCCAGTATTTTGCTCGAAGATATGGGCCCCTCCCGCGGCAGCATCGGCGAAGCCCTCGAGGAGTTCGGCCGCGACCCGACGCTGAAACCGTTCGACCTCGAGGACGTGGTCCGGGGGGCGTGGTTCGGTCAGCGGGAGAAGAACCGGGCGGTCATCCCGATGGACCGCGAGGTCGTGCTCGACCCGGCTTCCCTCAACCTGCTCGTCGAGAAGGTGATGGAGGTGCCGCGTGTGGCCATGAACGAGGAGGACGTGGTCTTCCTCGCGACGTCGGCCACGGCCCTTGCGGTCGGGGTCAAGCACCTCACCCACGCCTTGCTGCGTCTGTCGACCCACGTCCCGGCGCGCAAGCCGCGCTCCCGGAAACCCAAGGAGACCACCTGATGGCCCGCACGCGTAGATCCAACGTCGACACCCTCAACCCGCCCAGCGCGCCGGCCCCTGGCGGGTTGACGACGACGCTCGTCCCCGGACAGCGGATCACCAGCTACCCGGACGGGGCGACGACGGTGTTCACCCGCGGGGATCGGATCCCCGGCTATGCGGACGGGCGGCCGGTGACCCTCGGCATCGTCCAGGTCGCCGTGGCGCCGTCGGCGATCCCTGGCTACCACGTCGTCTACGCGGTCACGAACGAGGGCGCCTTGTGGGTGCGGCGGCCGCCGTCGTTCACCTGGGAGAAGGTCGAGGCGATCCCGTTGCCGGCGGGAGACGGCTGATGCCCGTCGAGCACAAGCCCGTGTTCAGCAGCCACGTCAGCAGCGTCGGGTACGACGCTGCGGCGGGCGAGCTGCATGTGGCCTACGTGAACGGCAAGACCGTGGTCTACGAGGGCGTGCCGCCCGGCGTGGCCCGCAGCGTGCAGACCGGGCCTTCCGTCGGTTCTGCCTTGCACGCGGAGGTCAAGGGGCGTTACAAACACCGGTATCTGGAGGGTTGACGTGGTCTTCTACACCCAAGAGCAAGACCTAGCAGCATACGACCGCCTGCCCGAGCGCGTGCGGAAGCTGCTGCGGGAATCCCGAGTGAATTTTGCGGCCGCCGTGGTGGAAGACCTCTTGCGGCACTGCCCGGAATCGGAAGTGATCGAGTACCTGAGGACCGTGACATGACCGGCAAGCACGACCCCGTGAACCACCCGCGGCATTACACCGGCCACCCGTCTGGCGTGGAATGCATTGTGGTCACCGAGCACATGAACTTCTGCCTGGGGAACGCCGTGAAGTACATCTGGCGGGCCGGCGAGAAGGGCGACGCGATCGAAGACCTGAAGAAGGCCCGGTGGTATCTCGACCGCGAGATCGACCAACGGTCGAGGTTGGCATGATGCGCCGCAGGGGCTTCATCGCGGGCATGGCGGCGGCGCTCGTGGCGCCGGCCATCGTCCGCACGCCCGGGTTGCTGATGCCGGTCAAGCCAATTGTCGCGGAACCTCCCCTCGTGATCGTGGGGCCAAGGCTCTACGCCGAACTCGCCAAAACCACGGAAAGAGCGTTCGTGTCGAAGCTGTTGGTGGACATGTACTACAGCAACGAAACGCTCCTCACCGTCCTCGGCGCGCGTGTCCGATGCAACCCGTACTGCCCGAACGACCACGCCTACTTCCTCAACGATCAGATTCTGGGAACCACATGACCACCCACGCCGAAGCCGCTATCGCGTTGCGCGCCATCGCCGACCAGCTTGACGCGGCCAGCGGCACGTTCGGGGGCGTCTTCGTGATCATCCCTCCAGGCGACCAGATGACGCTGGTGGACGGCATCACCACGACGTCGAACCCGAACCCGGCGGTCTTCTGGTCCGCGGTCGAGGGCCAGGTCGGCCTTGCGATCGCCGAGATGAAAGCCGGTCTGCAGGCGGGTTCGGGGGGCCGGCGGTGGTGAAATGCGCGGCTTGTAACGGCGTGGGCTGGGTCGCGGTCAAGGAGACCCAAGAAGACCGCCAGGAGGCCATCCACGCGGCGAAAATTGCCGGCAAATGGGACAGGGCCGCGATGCTGTCGAACATCGGGCTGGCGACCAAAATACTCCCGTGCTGGGCTTGCGGCGGCGCCAAGGAGGTGCCGGAATGAGCGACCAACCCTCCGCGCCCGCGGTGCACACGCGGGACTACCACCTCGAGGACACCGGCGAAGTGTGGTCGGCGGACAAGGCCGCCGCCTACAAGGACGCGTTTCTGGAGTTCTTGAACTACTGCGTGATCCCGTCGAAGGAGAAGGGCGAGATTGTGCTGGGCGGCCAGCTGTACCCGGCGCAGGAGCGAGGTCTGGATCTGATCTTTGCGGGCCTGCAGCGGGGCATCCACGACTTCAAGTGGGGCAAGGGCCGTCAGCAGGGCATCAGCACCATCTGCCGGCCGTTCAGCTCGATGTGGATCGCCCTGCACGCCGGCTCGCGCGGCGCGTTCCTGCTGGACACCGCGCAGCACATGAGCGAGGCGCGCACCGAGGTCGAGTACACCCTCGCCAGCTTGCCGACGAAGCTGCGGTTCCCCACCTTCAAGTCCAACCGTTACGGCGGCCGGTTCAGCAACGGCAGCACCGTGACCTTCCTCTCCGCCGGCGTGAAGCAGACCGCCGGCGGCGGCGCGCTGGGGCGCGGCCAGGGCCTGACGATGGTCCACGCATCGGAGGTCGGCACCTACAACAACCCCGAGGGCCTGAGCAGCTTCCGCAAGTCCCTGGCCGTCGAGAACCCCAACCGGCTGTTCCTGTGGGAGTCCACGGGCCGCAACGTCGGCTCCGACTGGTACCGGATGTGGCAGAAGGCCGTCGCCAACGACCTCGAGGAAGCCACGGTCTTCACCGGCTGGTACCTGGTGCCCACGCACCGCATCCGCGCCGGCACCGCGCAGTTCGAGAAGTTCGGATCGCCGCCGATCACCCGCGAGGAGGCAAAGCGCATCGACGAGGTCGAGCGGCGCTACGGCTGGAAGGTGACCCGCGAGCAACTGGCCTGGTACCGCAAGGAGACCAACCCGCTCGGCTACGGCGACGACGACGAGGACACCGACAGCGACATCGCCTACGACGAGTACCAGGGCCGCGAGCACCCGTGGGTCGAGGAGGAGATGTTCACGACCGACGGGAGCAACTTCTTCTCGTCGGAAAAGCTCACCGAGATCAGCAAAACCACGGCCAGCGACGAGTTCAAGTCGTGGCAGTTCTACACCGGCGCCGACTTCATCAGCATGTCGATCGAACCCGCGCGCCACCGGCGGCAGATCCAGCTGAAGGTCTGGGAGGAGCCCAAGCCCGAAGGCGTCTACATCGTCGCCGCGGATCCGGCGTTCGGCGCGAACGAGCACAACGACCGCAGCGCGGCGCAGATCATGCGCTGCTACGCCGACAAGCTCGAGCAGGTCGGCGAGTTCGCCGCCACCAACGTGCAGCCGCACCAGTTCGCCTGGGTGCTGGCCTCCCTGATGGGCTGGTACAAGAACACCCGCCTGATGCTCGAGATCAACGGTCCAGGCGTGGCGGTGTGGCAGGAATACCAGAGCCTGAAGCGCATCGTGACCTCGGGCTACCTGCGCCGCGAGGCGGAAGAGCAGGGGCTGAAGAACTTCTTCGTGAACTGCAAGAACTACCTCTACACGCGGCCGGACGCCGTGGTGCCGGGCCAGGGTTCAGTGCATTGGAAGACGACCAGCGTCAACAAGGTGCCCATGATGGAGCGCCTGCGCGACTTCGTGACCAACGGCGGGATCATCATCCGGTCTCGAGAGGCGATCGACGAGCTGCGGGTCGTCACGCGCGACGGCGACAGCATCAAGGCGGAGGGCGACGATCACGACGACCGGGTGCTGGCGCTCGCGATGGCGGTGCTGTGCTGGGAGCAGTACGAGCGCCGGCCGCTGATCGCCCAGAACCGCACCCGCGACGCGGAGATCGCCCGCACCCGCCTGTCCATGCAGGACCAGTTCTCCCTGCTGGCCAGCCACAACCTGAACCGCTACTTCAAAGGGAAGGAGGCAGACCGACGCGCCGCGTCGTTGCTGGCGTCCCGCATGGCCTGGAGGGGCCGATGACATGCCGATAATGCGAACCTACCAATGCCCCGACTGCGAGGGGTACTTCGAGCACCTCCACCTGCACTCAGGGGAAGCGCCGCCGCCCAACTGTGAGCTTTGCGGCGCGGACATGCGGGGAACCCCGCCCGAGCTGTCGGCACCGCACATCGCCCGCTCGATCGGCAAGGTGGCGGACAACGTCTACCGGGCGATGGAGGAAAGCTCCGCGCACCGCGCTGAGATGGCGGCCGAGGCCATGGGCGAGAGCGCCTCGGAGTTCAACGCCATGAAGGTGACCAACATCCGCGACGACGCCAGGGCCGGCGAGTCCTCTGTTGTGACCGCCAACAACGCCGTCTCGCAGTTCATGGGGCAGAACCGGATCGGCGGGCACATGCCCCGAGAAACGGCGGCGGAATACGCTCAGGCGACCCGGACGGGGCCCTACGCCGGCGCGGGCCTGGCGGCCGTTCGGCAGGTCACCCAGAACCACGCCTCCCTCGCTCCCCGCGTGGTTCGCGCTGGCAATCTCGGATAACACTAGCCATCGGCGCCGTCGGCAGATAAAAAAGACCCCTGGCAGCATCAAAGCGCCAGGGGCCAAGTTTAGGGAGGAAACGTCCAACGCGTTCCCCCTAACACGGTCTGTCGCAAAGCGCAACCTATGATCCTGGCTTCCAACAAGGCCGAACTCCTTCGGCAAGCGATCGAGATCAAGGAGACCTGCCGGGTTTCTGCGCCTCAGAGGGCCGCGCTTTGCCGCCTGCAGAACATGTGGGTCGAGACGGGCCGTCCGTCGGGCACCAGGGCGCTGGTGAACAAGCTGTACTCGCACATCGACCGGCTGCAGTCGCACCTATACAGCCCCGCCGAATTGCGCTTCGTGCTGGACTACGAGGCGCACTACCCGGCCGAGGTCTTGGCGCAGGGGGAAGTCGCCGCCCGTGTGCTCACCCGAGAGTGGGAGCGCAAGGACATCGACGTGCAGTTCGGCAACGCGGTGAACCTGGGCCTGCAGTACGGGGCCTGCATCATGAAGCAGATGTGGGGCCACTCGGGGGTCGAGGCGCGCGTCATCCAGCCCTGGCAGTTCGGCGTCTACCGCGAGGACGTCACGAGCATCGAGGAGCAGGAAGCCCTGTGCGAGAGCGGGCTGATGACGCTGCCCGAGGTCTGGCGCCGCATCAGCCATCTACCGGACGCCCAGGCCCTCTACACCCGCATTCGGGCCCACGCGAGCAAGAACAGCGGCGAGACGCTGAACAGCAGCTTCTTCCACAACGTGCTGTCGACGAGCATCCTGAACACCGATCTCGCGACCGCGCGTCAGCAGCCGGGCGGCGTCGTGCAGCTGTCGGGCGATTCCTCAATGTCGATGGTCGGGCCCGAGATCAACATCGACCTCGTGCCGTTCCACGAGATGTGGGTCAAGGACGACGACCGAGAGGATTACACGACCATCCTGCTCATCGAGCCGGACATCATCGTCAGCCCGTACTTCAAGCGGGAGAACATGTTCGCCCCGAAGACGCAACCGTTCAGCCTGGTGCAGCCGAACCAGATGCCCGGCTATTTCTGGGGCCGCTCCGAGATCATCGACCTGATGGAGCCGCAGGGGCTGCTGGCGCAGTGGATGGACGACCTGAAGCGCCTCATGGGCGTCCAGTTCGACAAGATCCTCGCCTTCACCGGTGCCGACGGGATCACCGACGAGAAGTACGCCGAGTTCCGCGCCGCGGGCTTCGTGGATCTGCCGGCGGGCGCGTCGGTGAACGACCTAACGCCGCCGCTGCCGCCGCAGACGTTCCAGGCCATCGACACGCTGAACAAGTTCATGGAGGAGATCTCCGGCTTCTCCAACATCCTGTCCGGCCAGGGCGAGATGGGCGTGCGGTCGGGCAACCACGCCGAGACGCTGAGCAAGATGGCCTCGCCGCGGTTGCGCGACCGGTCACTGCTGGTCGAGCGCCAGGCCGCCGCTATGGCCGACAAGACGCTCGACCTGATGCAGGCTAAGGACGGCAAGCAGTACATGACCGAAAGCGGCAAGGGCTTCGTGCTGCACGATCTGCCGGAAGACCGGCGCGTCGCCGTGGACAGCCACTCGTCGAGCCCCATCTTCGCTGACAACCACCAGCAGCTCATCGCCTTCGGCCTCAAGAGCGGCTTCGTGGGCGGTGACAGCGCGATCGAGATGCTCCCGTACCCGCAGAAGGACATCCTGAAGCAACGCTACAAGGTGATGCAGGAGGCCAAGCAGAAGATGATTCAGGAGCACCCCGAAATGCTGACCAGGGGCAAGGGTCACAAGTAGGGCTGGTTGCGGAGGCGGGATTTGAACCCACGGCCTTCTGGTTATGAGCCAGATGAGCTACCGGACTGCTCTACTCCGCTGCTGTTCGAGCCATAGCTGAACTTCGGCGTCGTTGT